AGAAGGTGTTATTGTACTACATTCAATTTCAATCTTTGAATATTTACTTAAGTTCACTGCACCAGATGGTTGTAATGAAAAAGGGTCCGTATGTAAACAAAAATTGTAACAATACATACCATCCAGTGTTGTATAACCTCCACCTAGACTTTTTAAATATTGTTGTTCATATTTAAAAATATCAGAGACACGTTCTTCTTCGCGAACAGTGCCATCAAAAGTAATGCCAAGAGTAAGTGGAATATCTTTTTGGTTTTCAGATGAAAATACACCCGTCTCGTAAATAGGAGACCCGTTGTAATCTACATTTCCACTATCTACAATAGTAATAGGTAAAGAATCATAAGGCCAATTCGTAAAATTACTCCATTCATTTCTATCCGAAACGTCGGAGCGTTGAAAAAATATCATCCAGTCTAATACAAGATTTGTTGAATTTTTCAACCATAATTTATCTGTAATGGCAATACTATGAAACCATGTTTGATACAATTCACGAATTAAATAAGTTTGTGGTTTCGATGCAAATACAATCGCCTCTTCCTCTGATAAAAAACAATAGGTACATGATAAATGACATCCTTCATTCCATGAAGTAAATTTTGGTAAATCAACGGTTGGTGGCGGTGGAGAATAAAGAAAATTATTAAATTGGTGTTCTTGAATGACCATGTTTGGTGAAATGATATTGTTTGGACTCCCCGTTGTATTCGTAACGTCTCTGATTTGAAACAATTCGCGAATTGGGCGAACTGTAATTTCAATTTGTAGTTCGTTATATTGCAAACAAACTAATGGAAAAGCTTGTTGTGCGTTTAATCCCCACCATATAGGAAGTGGAACACGAATTGTTTTTCCGCGGATGGATGGTTCTGCCCCAGTTGGAGGAGATACGTCGTGATAGGTTGCATTTGGGTAATTGCCGTTACGTCCGTAAGCATTGGCCGGGTCATACATGTCTGGTGTATTACCAATCATTTCGTTCCATTTTAATTTTTGGGTAGACGTCAAGTCACGATTAGCTAATGCAATTAATTCATATCCACTCATTTGTTGAATGAGTGCACCTCCAATGGTAAATCGAATATTTCGAATCATCATAGCACCAATATTTTTAATCCATTTAAATTCATAGGGTTGATTTACACCATTTTTGTCTACATGGATTGGACTATAAATGTCTGGTAATTGAAAAGAAAAAAATGTATCCGTCAGCAACTCTGCATATCGTTTTACTTTAAATGCATAGATAGTATCGGAGGTGGATTGAATTTGGCGGAGACCTTCGTATTCTAATCTAAAATTTTGTAATCCAAAATTCGTAATTTGTTTATAAGCACTTGTCCAATATGTTTTTTGCGGATTACCATACATGATTGCATTTTGTGTACCACCCGATACTAAATTTAACAATCCTCCTGCCATGAATAAGTAAGATATTTTGTATTTAATACAGTGCGTGGTTTATATTTTAACAAATCTACGATTCTTGTTGTAGAACTTGTTGGGAAATCATCCTTACCATAAATGTCTTGTAAGCATAACCATTCGAATAATCCTCCAGTGTATAAATAAACAATTCCTCCTAATTTTTTTATTTGGTCGTATTTTATATAAATAGTCTCATCATTACAATGTTTACCATAAATAAAAATTGGTATTTTTTGTCGAATGGCTTCTTCTACAACTTTAATTTCTTGGTCACATCGTATCGTTTTATAAATCAACATGTTTTGGTCATTGCTAGGTAATGTACTAATTATAATTTTGTCGGTTGATTGTGCATATTGTACATCTTCAAAATTAATCCTTTGTATAGGACTATTCCCCATAGTTCTTACAGAACACAAAAGATTTTAATTAAAAATTGAATCAATTCATTTTTTAGTCATTTATAGTAAAAAAATGAAGCTCCCTCCCATCATGGTGACAAATGGTCCACTCGTCAAGGACATTATTCATGCTCATTTAGGAATTATATGTATTGATACTATAAAGGTAGAAGAACAATACACCTATGTTACATTTAAAGATGTACCATCGTTACCTTCTATGCATCGATTCTTAGAACAATTAAGTGGTCATGTTAGATTATCGTGTGAAAATCAAATCTATGTTATAACGCCGCAATATATAGATATTTAAAGTATGAATATACATCATGGAAGTCAAGAAAATAGGATATACTAAAATTCCACCTAGTTTTTTGACATATTATAAATTAAAAACAAAGTATGTGGAAAAGTCTCTTTCATTGTGTCCAAAATGTAAAAAAGGACCACTTGAATTCGATGAATCCGACCGCATTCTTAGCGTAAAATGTGTAACCCAGAAATGTGAAAATAATATGTCTATTGTTGTACACACGTATCTATCCTATGATACTTTGTATGATAAAAAAAAGAAAGAGTATGAAGAAAATGTCAATCAAATAGTAAAAGAAAAATTTGACATTATGTTCAACTATAAAAAACCAACAGATATAAAAAAAATGAAAAATGCTTACATTGACTCAAAAACAAAACTAAATGAATTACAACAACATTATTATGATAAATTATCTGCACGATTAAGTATTGACGCAACACTAGAAACGCAACGTAAAGAATTGATAAAAGAATTAAAAAAAGGAAAGGGTGAAAAAAGTATACAAGAAGATTTAAACGTTGTATTGAATGAAATTCGTAGAAATACCTATGTTAACATAGGCGACCATGTAGTACCAATATCTGATTTTGACCAAGAAATTATGGTTTAATCCCATGTCTCTTTATGTCCACCATCATATTTTTTCGCATATCCTTTTTGAATCAACCATTCATTGATGCATTCTTCACCTAGATAGACGTCTGCTAAAATACGTCCGTACATTTCTTTTTTCTTTTCATCTATATTTCGTAGTGTAACGACCTTGTTCATAATTTTTTCGTTCAATGCATCCCTTGTAGTTTTTGCTAATTCTTTTTCGTGAACAGAACCACCCTTTATTTCAGGAGTATCGATTCCAAGTAATCTCACTTGAAAACGATAAGGTTTACCTAACAAAAATGCACCAATCGTAATCGTATCCCCATCGTAAACTTTAATGACCTTTCCTTCCCGAATGGGAGGAATAAAAGGAGTAGTGTTTGCATACGTAAGGGAATCCATTTAAATATGATAAGAAAGAATAATTTTCATTCAATTTTAATTTATTTAATTCATTTTATTTGTAACGACCTTATTTTTTGAATAATATAATTTCTATCGTCTTCATTTTTTTTGAATCTTTGTTGAGGCGTCATTTTTGCTTTTTTTTTGTAATAAAGAATAGTGACAAGAATACAAGCAAATAATAAAAATAAACAAATGTTTACAATTTTTGTATAATAAGTCATTTTATATTCTTTATATTTTTGAAACGTTTCATGTAAATAATCTTTCATTCCGGGTTCTGTTAAATGGTCCATGGTTTTACTTTACAAAATATAGTCTATAGATTAAACTATGAATCTATCGTTTGGTACCTTTTTTTGGTTATCCATCATTTACATGTACATGAAATATTCCATAACACTTCCCATCTACATGGATGGTCTATTTTTATGTGTAGTCATTCTTTTCATGTATTTTATCAATGTTAATTTAATGCAAACCATGTGTGGTACATCCAATGGAGGTGCTATGAAAGCAACATTATTCCCATGGCTTGGATTGTTTGGACCAATGCTATTGGCCCTCTACATGTTTCCAGAATGGAAAAAACCATTCTCAAACACATTTGGTTACATTGTTGCAAAATTAGCAGGTGGAAATGCAGCCCTTCTTGCTTTGTTGACACCCGGTCAAGAATCAACCCTTCACTATGTATACAATGACCCGTCACTTATGCTAAATCAATTTACACCAACAACGTTTGATACTGTATTAGCATCGTTTGATAACATTACCAATGTAACCCAAGAATCAAAAGATGCCTTTTTTAAAATTGTAAAACTGAAAGATATTGTTTCAGAATGGATTTGGTACATGTTAACGGCAAGTATTGCGATTAGCACTTCTTCTTCTGTATTGGCCAATAGCGAATGTACAAAGGATGAAAATGAATATGTCTTGTCGAGAAATATTGCCATGGCCAACACAAATGAACCTAAACAAATTCCTAAAATGTATACGATTACGGAGTAATGTATAAAGAAGATGTGAATGTAAAAATGGCTAAAAGAAATACCACCAGCCACATGGGCACTACCGTTTTTTTGCGATATCCAATTCCAAAAGGTCGCAGCGACCCGTCCGTGTTGTACACAAGTGTTGGTTTGAATAGATGAATCATTGAAAATAGAACAATAAATAATAAAATGGCAATGGTAAGACGATTCATTTAGTTTTAAGAAGGTATTTTTTTTAATGCAATTACAGTTTATTTGTCCATTCTTTACCTTTTATGCCACATTTTTCTTCCTCTTGTCTTATCTTTTCAGCATAGGGGTATATGATTTTATTATGAATTACGTTGGGAAATAACATGCATTTTCCCATGTCATTGAATTTACCATCCAAATTAGAAGAACGATAATGACGACAATTCAAACAAGATGGATAAAAAATGAACCACCACTTCATAGTAGTTAATAGGGTTTAATTCTTAATATAATTACTCACTAATACAATATGGATAAATACAAAAAGCTTTTGGAAGTTTCCTTTCAGAATGCTAATATAAAATTTCAAATATTACAGAGATTATTCAAATGGACGGTGGTGATGCTTATGATGGGTGTGATAGGGTGGTTGTCGTGGTCGAGTGGTCAACTAAGAGGTGGCGGTGGCGGTGGTGGTGGCGGT